GGTTATTGTGGGTACTCTGACCCACGCGTAGTAATACGCGCCTCCTGGCAATGTGCGCAAGCACAAAGGCAGGAAACCGGGTAGGCTGCCGTGAGGCAGTAGTCTACATCGGCTATCCTCGCATGCCTCTCTAGAAAGGAGATAGCATGCCAGAGTGGGGTAGAATTCGCAATTCCGTTGGGACTAAAGGTGAGCAACAATGGCACACCTACACTCTCATCGGCACTTCTCAACATGGGTATCCTGCACCCCCGGCACCAACGCAACCATTTAGGTATGCGAGCCTGGGGTCAATATCCAAAACGACCTGCGATTTTGTCCATCCGAATTACCGAAAACGCATTGAGGACGGGGAAGTAATTAATTCTCCTTTCTTATGCACTACGGTGGATGAGACACTCGCCGGGGTGGGGACACTGAGTCACGTCTTTAAAAAGACAAATGATTATCAGTGTAGTTTGCATACCCCTGCACAGGTGCATGACCGGTACTGGAATACAGCCGGTACATGGCGTCTGTCACCTCCTGGTTACTTGGAGGTCCCGTCGTCGTCGAGAAGTGCACTACGGCAGAGGGTAATTGACCTCGCTGTAGTGGCAGCACATGCCAACATCGATACATCTGAGATGATGGCAATGGCTACAATTGCGGAAGGCGGGAAGTCTGTGCAATCGGTGCAGGCGATACTCTGGAGGGCCTATAAAATTCTCAAGCGCGTCCGCAAGTTGCAATTTGCGGCGTTAGCGAAGGAGTTTAAGCCCAAGGAGTTAGCCGACCGGTACATGGAGTACCGCTACGCGATCAGACCTCTCGTTATAGATGCTAAAGGCCTAGTCTCCGCGATTCAGAAGAAACGCGGGATTTGCCGGAAAACATTTAGAGGGGAAGCGTCTGAGAGCACGACTTTGACAGACACGCTGCTCAACCAGGGAAACGGTCTTTGGATGACCAATTCTGACTGGAACAGGACAGCAAGTTATTCAGTGTCTGCCAAAGCTGGTGTCTTGTGCGACGTATCAGTAACCGATCTATCCGTTTTCGGGGTAGATATGGTTGCGGAAACGCTCTGGGAGCTTGCTCCTTGGACGTTTATCGCAGACTGGTTCGCTAACACCGGCGATTGGATCGCCGCGCACACACCAAACGTTGGGGTAACCCAGCGTGCCTCGTGGGTCACTGTGAGATCAACTCACACGAAGACCCGTACCGCGATCGCGTCGCGCTCGACGGTTGATACAGTTGGCTATGTCAAAGTTTCATTGACCGTGCCACCTTGTAGCGACACGTATCAGGAATTGGTCCTGGAGCGTATTACCGATCCCCAGTTGAGTACATTCCCGAGTTCGAAACTGAACTTGGACGTATTCAAAGTCCTCGACCTTGGCATCATCTTACGGAAACTATTCCATTGATGCCGCACGTACAAAGGAGACGTGAATGCAAGCTACTACCGTTACACTAGCAGTAGACGCTGAGAACGACGGCGGTACCCTCACAAACGAGGTTTACTCGAAGTATGAGGAGTATCAAAACAGGTCATTGTATATCGGCGCAGATCATGCGCTCGACGAACGTAACACCATTGGCCTTTACCGGACGTTCCCCACCAGAAGTGGGAACTTCAAAGGAACTGCGAAATCCAGCGTGAAGTTTACGCAGGATTTCAACGTTGCTGGCGTGGACTCATCCACAACCATCACCGCCCCAGTCATCGTTGAAGTCTCATTCTCTGTCCCCGTGGGTGTTGCTCAAGCTGATCTCGTTCACATGAGGCAGCGGGCAATTGCCCTGCTCGACTCGGATTCCGTAATGAACTCCCTAAACCTCCAGCTTATGATTTAGTTATGCGGCGGAATCTAAACGAGACCGTTGTGTTGCTAGTCATCGTCCTTTTATGGTATTGGGTGTTGCGGACAATGGGTATGACTCCTTCGGAGTTTATATCTACTTTGCAATTGCTCTTACTGTTCTAGGCTTAGCCAGAGGCCCAAGAGGGGCACTCAGAAAGGAACCCGCTACGATGAAAGATCGTAAGTCGACACGGAGCCCGGATCAAAATTCCGTCCGGGTACGAATCCCCAAGGATTATCCTTGGAAGGTTCTCAGCTGTATGGCTGATGACCTAGCACATTGCCTCAGTAGTACCGAATTGGAGTGTGTAAAAGGGATTGCGCGTTCGCGCGATATCTCTGCATACAATCTATTAGGTGAGGCTTGGGGGCCACAGAGTATCACCCCCAATGAGACGACCGGAGCTTCATTCTTCGCTCGTTATCAGATGTCTGCTCTACTCAAGAAATTTCAGTTTCCGTCGGATGCAACAACCCGGCGGACGGCAGCCCTGGAGAAATTTAGGGAGGCTGAACGGCAGTGCGCCCACTTCAACAGTATCGGAGTGGAAGAACTTGCCCGCTTATCTGAATGGGACGAGTTATGTTGTTTCACATATATCTTGTCCTTCTTGCGTAGACTTCTCGGGGATGAACTTCCCGATGAAGAGCAACTGACGTGGTGGTCGCGTCACGGACCAGGATCTAACCTGGACACTAAGGAACGGCAAACGTCTTTGTATGCAAAATACAAGGATTGGCCCTACTCGTGTACCAGCAGGAGCCTGCGATACGCCCGGTTAGCCATTGAAGGCGACGAGCGGTGGATAGGTGCACTCGAGAATAGCTATCGTGAGCGGTTTTCAATTCCGCCCCATATGATGCTTGATCGGGATGTATTCTGGAAGACCGTACTGAAAGTCGTCCCAGGCAACCGAATCACTTTCGTGCCCAAGAACAGTCGAATTGACCGTTCTATCGCGATTGAACCAGCAATGAATCTGTACCTTCAACTGGGAGTTGATGGTTACATTCGTCGTCGCTTAAAGCGATGGGGAGTGGACTTAGACGACCAACGGAAGAATCAGGAGCTTGCTCGGTTGGGATCCAAGAATTGGATGGATCCAGAGACGTTTGTCACTCTGGACCTAGCATCAGCGTCGGACTCCATATCATCGGAGCTCTGTCGTTTGGTGTTACCCCCTGCTTGGTATGGCTACCTCATGGATCTGCGGTCACCAGAAGGTGAGTGCGGTGGCGAGGTTTTCTCTTACGAGAAGATTTCGTCCATGGGTAACGGCTTTACCTTCGCGCTGGAGAGTGCAATATTCACAGCTATTGTTTACGCTGTGGAGAAGCATCTCCATGGGAGGTTCGACCAGTCTAAGGTGGCGGTCTATGGTGATGATATCATAGTTCGCAAGTCCTCGGCTGATCTGACCATCCGAATGCTAAACCTGTGCGGCTTCAACCTAAACCTCGAGAAGTCCTTTTGTTCAGGACCCTTCAGAGAGAGTTGCGGTGCCGATTGGTTTAGTGGCACACCGGTACGGCCAGTATTTCTTACTTCAAACCCATCCACGGTGATGAGCTTGTGGGGCGACGACAATCGCCTCCGCAGGATCCTATCCCTACGGTCCTATGGGTACCGATTCAAGGTCAACGATCTGATTGAACAATGGATACCGGAGCAGTTTAAACAATGCCTCGGACCATTATCAGACGAAGACTTCGAGTCGTACAGACACAATCCGATGCCGCATGTGCGGTGGAGGAACGGTCTGTGGAAGTTCAGGCGCTTAGTAGTTACACCAAAGCGTCTGAAGGGTGAGGAGTTCCTGTTCAGGAAACTCATGCACACCTTAAGGAACTCTGCCGAATTCGAGCCCAACAAGTACTATTCTAGTACGTGGGGGGGCACTCGAGTCTCCGGTGCAGGAAGTAGGTTTGCCATCACCAAGCCTGGCTCGGTGGTGGTTGGCTACTCGTCCTCAGAGGTCGGAAATTGGGCCTCTGAGTACAATGACCTAAGGCCATGGGCATAGCCCTCGCACTTAGTTCATCCCACGTAATGGTGGAG